AACATGGCTTGGCGATCGGTTCGAAAAAAGACTTTTTTTGGGTTGAAAGTCTTGACGACCGTATCTGGTGTTTGCTTTTGTCCAAATCTGCAATAGATTTTGCAAACAGCCTTAATCTTGAAAAAGAGGCTGTTGAGGGCGGCGCGTATTTAATTTATTTTAGCGGCTAACGGTCGAGTATTGGCGAAGAAGCGGACTTTTACCACTAAAGTTGATACAAAGAACTACTGTTGATGCCAATACAAATGTTCATACGAAGCACTAAAACCGCTTTTTTGCCAATACTTTGTTATGCGTTCGCCTTATTTTTTCGTGTTGATTATCAGTAAGTTAGAAACTATTTTAAAAATAAATCAAAAATACTTTGAAAAAAGTTTGCAGTTATCAAAATAGAACCTATATTTGTACTCGATAAGCAATTAAGCATATCACTAAAAAATAAAAAAATGACAACTCAAGAAATTAAAACAAAAGGTTTAAAATGGTCATCCGAAAATGGATGTGAAATGTATGTAGTAGTAAAAAATGGAGAATACCAATGGTGGATGATAAGCGAAAAAACAGGAAAGCATATGGTAAGCAATAAAGGCAAATACGGACAAGCCTTTGCAGATGAAAGAGTATTGGCACACTGGAATGGTTTTAAACAAAACCAAAACAGATGAAAAAGAAAAAAGAAATGAGAGGGGGCAAACGCCCCTTCTCTGGTCGTAAAAAAGCAGACTATGAAACTAAAACTATTGCCTTTCGTGTCCGAGTAGAATTTGTCGAACCGATTAAAAAAATGGTCAAAGATTATGTTTCGGAGCGTCTAAAAGGTGACGCATAACTCCCCGCCCGCCCGCAGTCCCGACCCTTCGTCGGGATTGTCGGCGAGCGGCAGTTATCCCCCCCCCTCTCCGCCCCCCTCCCTTTCGGGGGAGGGGTCGGGGGTGGGGTCACACTCACCCCGCCATACGCTTGGTGAAAACACCAAGCGCGGCAAAAATTAAACTGTATGACTGTAATAGACATAAATCCTCAAGACCCTGCATTGGCCGGTTGCATGGCGACATATTCGGGGCAAATTGTAAACTTGTGGAACGTTGACCAGGATACAATAACGCTGGACGACATTGCCCACGGATTAGCGTATAACTGCCGCTGGAATGGCCACACAAAAGCATGGTATTCTATTGCCGAACACTGTATCCGGGTGCATGATAGGGCACCGGCTGAATTGCAACTGCTTGCACTTTTCCATGATGCCGAGGAAGCATATTGGGGCGATATGATCCGCCCATTGAAAATGATGCTTAAATCGGGATACCCGGAATTACTTGAAAAAATGAAGCAAACACGCCGAGCAATTTTTCAAAAGTTCGGCATTGAAGACGGCGACGGGTACAAAACTTTTGACGATGAGGAATTGAAATGGGACTTCCAAAACCTTATCCTTGATCTGAAGCACAGACCGATGTCGCCAGAACTTGCAAAAACTGCATGGCTATCAAGGGCACACAGCCTTTTATTTGCCCGTGATCGTAATTGCAATTCCGCATAACCCGCCCGCCCGCCCGCCTAAAAAATAATACGCCTGATTCACAGCACTTTGTGAGTCAGGCGTAAATTGAACCTTTAACTGCGGCTTGTACGCCGTGCCGCGTTTAGCGGTCGGTGTACGGGCAAGCAGGGTTATCAGATTGATTATCAACGTCTTTTGATTTGTCCTAAAAACAATTTGATTGTTTGTCAAAAATAATTGCTCAAATACTTGACAAATAGTCAAAACCGCCTTATCTTTGTCCTATCATTCACGAAAAGATAAAACGACATGAAAAACGCTTCTCTTATGTTTTCGATATTCGCCGCTAATGCCGCAATTTGCATAGAAAAAGGCTTGTCGGTTCAGGACTGCGCAAATATTAACAAAATTGCGGCAATTGAAATGTTTGGCCTTAGTGAATTGCAGGCAGAAAACTCCGTTGCTGCTTGGGTAAAAGCCTGCCAAAAATCAAAACTTCTTGCCTAAAAATGGCGATAAATAGCCCTCAGTCTTTGTGATTTGAGGGCGTTTTATTTTTATCAATAAAAAAATTATGAAATATTCTCAATCCGCAAGTTGCGAAACCTGCCGAGATTTAGGGCACATTCAAACGGAAGAAGGAGTTGCAATTTGTGTAGATTGTTGCTTGGGTATTCCTTTTGATGACGCTAAAATCATAATAAGGGACTATCCAGATTGCGATTCTTTTGTTTGCGCACATTATGAATTTTACGCCAATGGGCAAGGCGACAACTCATGTGACCTTGCAAAATACTGGCAGCGGTGCAAAGAAATTGTTGAAAACGTTGACAATCTACCTATTGACATGACCAATGTCGAATTAAAACGAAACTTTGAAGTCACGGGCAAAACCGCCCGTGACTTTATCCGCTGGGCTGCTGAAAAAGGCGTTAAAGTTCACGATGCTACCGTTTCCCGCCATTTGGCTGGAACTCAAGCAATCACGCAGCCTTGGCAACTGGCATACCTTTGGTTTTTCTCCGGTATCTGATAACTGCGGCTTGTACGCCGCGCCGCGCTTAGCGGCAATGTCCGGCAGATGACAGTTATAAATTTTCTAACCATGACCGAAACATCTAAAAAAGCAACCTCCCAACGCGCCGCAATCCTGGCACACCTGAAACGGCACGGCAGCATTGATATGCCGACGGCCTACCGTGAATATGGATGCGCGGCGCTCCGTTCGCGCATTTCCGACTTGCGAAAGCAGGAAATTGCAATCGAAACGCGGTATGTGGAGTTTGTATCGAGGTTCGGGCATCCGGGCCGCTATGCCGTTTACCACTTGGAAGGGTTTGAAAAAAAATTAGTGGAAAGGAGCGCGCTTTTTCAGGATTGAAAAATATTTACTTAAAAGTATTGCCAATTATGGAAAGCGGACTATCTTTGTCGTGTCATTCACGAAAAGATAAAAATAATGAAAATTGTATTTGAAAATAACCGCTTTGAGGCAATATCTTCTTTTGCTGAAAAAGATGAATTGAAGGCAGCAGGTTTCAGATGGGAGCCTGCCGCTAAACGCTGGTTTACTGCCGTCGCTGCAATCGCTGAAAAATTCCGGCAACACGCAGACGAAAATGCAATTTCAGAACTGGATAAAGTAGGGGAAAAAATAGAAATGTCCCGTTCGGCAGAAATCGCGCACGGCGTAGAAATCCCTGCACCGAATGGCAAAACCTACTTCCCATATCAACACGCCGGTATCGCGTTCGCGTGTAACCGGGAAAGCACTTTTATAGGTGATGAAATGGGCCTCGGTAAAACGATTCAGGCGGTTGGCGTTATCAATGCGACGAACCCAGAAAAAGTATTGATCGTTTGCCCGGCAACATTAAAATTGAACTGGAAAAAAGAATTAGAACGCTGGCTTGCAAAGCCTTACCGTATCCACGTTCTGAACTCAGGCGACACATTTCCTGTAAATGTAGAAATTGTTGTAATGAATTACGACATAGCCGCGAAGTACGAAAAAGAGATAAAGGCGGTTGAATGGGATTTGTTTGTGGCAGACGAAGCGCACTACATGAAAAACCCAAAAGCAAAACGGACAATTGCAATTTTGGGGCATGGGAAGAAAATAAAAAGCGTTACCGCAAAACGAAAAATCCTGCTCACAGGCACGCCGATTACAAACCGACCGATTGAAATTTTCCCGTTGGTATCATTTCTTTGGCCGTCTGTTTTCAATGATTTTTTCCAGTTTGGCAGGCGGTATTGCGATGCGCGTAGCAATGGTTGGGGATGGGATTTTACAGGCGCTTCAAACTTGGATGAACTGCAAAACCTGCTACGGGCAAGCGGAATGATAAGGCGGCTAAAGGCGGATGTGTTGAAAGAATTACCGCCGAAAACCCGCCAGGTTGTTGCACTGCCGTCTGATTCGGTAGCCGGTCTTATCCGAAAAGAAGAAGCGCAGGCAAAGAAATTCGAGGGAGAAATAAAGCGCTTACAAAAAGCAGTCCGGGCCGCAAAAGCGCAAAAAAATGATGAGGCATACCGGGCGGCGGTTGGGCAGTTGCGGCAAACGCACAATGTCGCATTCACTGAAATGGCCGCTATTCGCAAGGAATTAGCAATTGCAAAAATTCCGTTTGCGGTAGAATATGTGCAGGGCATTGTGGAGGAGGGGGAAAAGGTTGTAGTCATGGCGCATCACCGGGACGTGATCGACGCATTACAAGCCGAATTTGGCCTTTCGGCAGTGAAACTTTACGGAGGAATGAGCGAAGCGGACAAAAGTGCAAACGTTGAACGTTTCCAAAATGACCCTACCTGTAAGGTTTTTATCGGGTCAATTCATGCGGCGGGGGTTGGCATCACGCTTACAGCAGCGCAAAAGATGCTGTTTGCGGAATTGGATTGGACGCCTGCAAATATGCTACAAGCAGAGGATAGGATTCACCGCATTGGTCAGGAAGGCAACGCACTTATTCAGCAACTTGTTTTTGACGGCTCTTTGGATGCAAAAATGGCTGAAACGCTGGTACGGAAAATGGAAGTTATTGAAAAGGCGCTCGACAAAATGGGAGATGACGAACCGATAGAAATATTTGAAGAAGAATTTGCAGAAATTGAAATTTGATGTATCTTTGTTGTGCCGAATGAGGCAATCGGGCTGTCAATCCGGTTTAAAAAAGTCGAATCTATTTTTTACATAGCGCTTATGAGAGCGCGGGCAAAGGGGGTTTTACGACTTCCCCCGCATCAGGCTTCCAACCTGACCCGCACTCTGATAGGCGCTTTTTTATTTCACCAAAATGGCAAAACACGTTTTTACAGGCGTTTTTATCCCGGCCAACATTTGGCTTTCAAAAGAACTTTCACCCGCCGAAAAAATGATTTTGGGAGAGGTGGACGCATTGAGCAAAGAAACGGGATGGTGTTACGCAGGGCGAAAGCATTTTACAGAATGGCTACACTGCACCCCGCAAAATGTAACTTACTATGTAAACAATTTGGAGCGATTGGGATACCTGAAAGTGGAGCGAAGTGCAGGCGAACGCAGCCGGATGCAGATTGTAAACGAGCGATTTTATTTGGTAGGTAGTAAAGAGGGTTTGCTAGTATCGGGTAGTCAATCCTCTTTACCGGGTAGTCAATCCAGTTTGCGGGCAGGTAGTCAATCCTCTTTACCGGGTAGTCAATCCAGTTTACCAGCATCCTATATACAAGATAAAAACAAAAATAAAATACAAGATAAAAACAACGCGGGCGCAAGCGACCCGCTTACCCCGCCCTTCAAAAAGGTTGACGAAATCTACCCTGAACAATTTTCCTTAAAAGAAGAAAAAGCGGATCCACTTCACCGGGGGCCGGGCGCGGTTCGTGTTTCAATTACAGACCCGGAATTTCCCGGCGTTACGGTGGTGGATGCGGTAGGGCCGAAAACAAAGCCCACAAAAACAGGCCGCGAAAAGCAGCAACGCAACGCGCCAAACATTCACACCGAAAACGAAACGGTGTTTCAGCATTTCAGCGACCCGGCAAAGGCGCGGGCGGCATGGGCTGAATGGCTGCAATACAAGTACGACCAGCACCGGGAGCGCTACAAAAACGCAAAATCGGAACTGGTTAAACTTCGCTCCTTGTGGGAAGAAACGAAAGGAGACGCAGCGCAGGTAGAGCGCAATATCTCGCACAGCATCGGAAACCTTTACCGGGGAATCTTTGCCCCAAAAGCAGAAAAAAATGGAACACAACAGCACGGCCTTAACAAGGCAACAGCCCAACATCTCGACCTCGCTCAATACGTTGGGCAGCGCAGGATTGCAGCAATGGAGCGCGCTATGCAAAACGGAACATTGGCAAACGCTCCTGAAGAACGGCAGTTTTGAAGATCGCAAAGCCTTTTCTTCCATGCTGGCACTGCCTGAAAACCTGCACAGAGTTTTGCCCGCATCGGTTGAACAGGCCATGTCGGACGTTTACCCGACCCTGGCAACAGTAAAAAAGTATCACGGGCCGGAAGCCGCAAAGGACGCGGTTATCGAAATTGTGGCGCAATCGGCAGCCCTTTTGAACGTAGGCAAGAACCTGAAACCCCACCAAATAGACTTTATCGCGGTAGAAATCCTGCAAGAGTTTTATTGGCTGAATGTTGGCGAATTGCGGTACATTATGAAGCAGGGCGTCCGGGGCGAATACGGCGAAGTTTACGACCGAATTGATACCATTGTTGTTTTTGGCTGGATTGAAAAGTATTTGGAAGTGCGTACCGAAATAGCCGCAAACCGGGCGATGCGGGCAGGGGCCGAACAAGCAGCAGCCGAAAAGGCAAAGCCGCAAAGCAGTACGGCAATACCGATGCCGGAAGCCGTGAAACAATCGCTTTCCAAACTCGAAAATACCTTTCTGGTTGACGGCGAACTGAAACAAGGGCCGCGCGTTGGCGAATGGGAGCCGGACGAGTTTACGATGCGGATGCTTGAAATGGAATGGGCAGACCTGCCGAAAGAAAAACGCTTGCCTTTTGTGAATTACAAGGTAATGCGGATTGCACAATTAAAAGCACAGATGAAAAAATGAACCTTCCCGAAACAACATCAAAACTTCTCGAAGCCGTCCGCGCCTCCCGCGACTTTGGCCGCGATAACTACCGTGCAAACACGGTTGAAATAAGCGACGCCGGTATCATTTGCTACCCGGTAAAATCCAAGTTCGTTTCCGAAGAAATCCAGCGGGCAGGAATTGCCGAAAAGGTTGCTTTTTACATTTATGAAAAGACCCGCTACCGTGTGGAAAGCGAATTTCGCAAAGGGAAATACGATGTGAGCGGGAAAAAAATAAAGGTTTTGATATGAAAGTATTATCTCTTTTTGACGGAATCAGTTGCGGTAGGCTTGCCCTGCAACGTGCTGGAATTGAAGTAGAAAACTACTTTGCATCCGAAATAGACAAATTCGCCATGCAGGTATCTAAGGCTAATTGGCCGGAAATTCAGCACATTGGCGATGTTTGCGGCGTTCACGCTGCCGATTTGCCAAAAATAGATTTGTTGATTGGAGGCTCCCCATGCCAGGGGTTTTCATTTGCCGGCAAAGGGCTAAATTTTGATGACCCGCGAAGCGCATTATTTTTTGAATATGTCAGGATTTTAAACGAAGCAAAAAAGATAAATCCAGATATTATTTTTCTGCTTGAAAATGTGCCGATGAAACGGGAATACCAAATGGTTATTTCAAAATATTTAGGCGTTGAACCGATTGAAATTAACGGCGCATTGGTTTCTGCACAAAATCGCAGGCGGTTGTTTTGGACAAACATCAAAGCGCAACCGTTCAACCTTTTTGGAGATATTGTTTCAATGATCCCGCAACCGAAAGACAAGGGAATTTTATTGAAAGGCATTTTGCAGCCGGTTGAAGATGTGGACAAGAAATATTTTTTGAGCGAAAGTGCATTAAATAGACTTGCAAGAAGGATGGGCGGTAATTTTTCAAAGCCTTGCATTGACACAGAAAAAAGCGGGACTGCAACGACGCGCAGCAATTCGGGCAGGATGGATTTAGACAGCGGAACGACATTAGTTAAAATTGACGTTGACGGTCGTGTTTCGCCAAATCAAAATAAATCCGGATGCTTTACCGCCGGCGGAAATTCCGCCGGCAATCATTCCGATATGGATTTGATTTTTATTGAACAAACGCCACGAGGAAATAATAACGGCGGGGCAAAGGCTTTGAATGGTAAAACGCCGTCTGTTTCTGCGAATAACTGGCAACATAACAATCATTTATCCGGCAATTACCGCCGTTTAACCCCTGTTGAAGTAGAACGCCTTTTCACTTTGCCGGATGGGTACACATCCGTTGTTTCAGATTCACAGCGTTACCGCTGCATGGGTAACGGGTGGGTAGTTGACGTTATTTCGCACATTTTAAGCCATATACAATGACACCCGACCATTGAACAACCAACATCATGAAACCCACTACCCGCAAACCAGCCACCTCGCCAACACCGCCCAACCTTTCCAAAATCGGGCAGGCCGTAAAAATGACCTTTGTCACCGCGATAAAGCGGGCAATGTCCTGCACGGATGCGGAAGCAGAAAAGGCTTTTTCCG